GTCCAACCTGGAATGAGGCCTTCGGGATCCGACACGCTCACTGGCGCGTTCTGAATCACGTTGCACTTGATACCGCGGTAATTCCCGTCGCCGTACGCCGTGTCGCCACGACCCGCCAGGTTAATGGCGATGACGCCGTCGCGTCCGAAGATGTAGGTCCTCAGAGCGGTGGAGCCGGTCGTTTTGTAGTTGGTTGATGTGGTGACGATGTTCGTCTGGAAAAAGTCAACGGCGGTTCCTGGGAGTTCGAAAACTTCCGTGAGATCCGCGCTGGGCAGTTCTTCCATGCGCATCAGGCCTTCCGACGTGTGCTTCAATACGTCGATTGGGCTGTTATTGGAGGTATCATTAATCGCGTCGCCCCATGCGAAGGGGTGAACGATCCCGGCAAACCGCTTTTTGCCCTCGATGAAGGGCTTGATGCTGCGGCCGGCCATCGACTGAATCGCTGCGCGAATCGTGCCGATGGAAAGAGACGTGAAGCTGGAGCTTGAAGCAGCGGCCAACTTGATAGCCACAGAGCTATCGATCGCGGGCGCGCCGTCGCAAGTCAGACGGACCAAGGACGAGAGAGACTGACCGAGGCGATAGGAGAATTCCTTCGCGACGTTGGCCAGAGTGTCGTCGATTGCGGTCGCAAGAGCAAGGCTCGAGAACGACGCGTAGTCGGCGAACTCACCGATGGTGGAGGTGTTGGTGACCAAGCTGGCAGCCTGACCGGGGCCAGGGGTGCCTTCTGTGGCTTGGACGATATTGGCACCGAACGTGTTATATTCAAATCAATTTTGTTTAGGAATCCTGTGTCACCACAGGTTCGCTCTCACGATTGCTCGTGATGTTCAGACTCTATCTTCACCTCAGGAGAGGTGTTTGACGTATTAGTCGTTAGGGATGATTCTCCCTGATTGAGAAACTTCATTTTCTCTTCTAATCGTTTTCGGATCTCTGGGACTTGTGAATTTCCAAGTCTTACAAACTCCAGAGCGACTTCGGCTTGTTCCCGTTTTATGATCAAATAAGGAATGACTCCAAGTAAAAATCTTTCCTTGTTTGCTCGCCCCGAGATAGTCCACTTGTGAATCGGACGACTGTATGTCTTTGTCCAACCAGAAGGGTTGTTATCTCGAGAATAGAACGTTCCGCCAAAATTCCCCAACAGCCACTTCATCAGCTTAACAGACGTTCCATAAATTACAATCTGAAGTCTGTAGCTTCCGCCAGCGACGTCGGCCTTATGAATAGATAGAGAACCTTCTCCATCAAGTATCCCGGCCACATACGGCCATGCATTCTTTTCCATCTGAGAATCCTTTCCTCGGTATTGTCTGATACTCATAATATCAGAGTTTCACCGATTTAGTCAAATTTATTTATACTCGAACCTATTTGATTAAAGCACGAGTTGGTTACCAGAGTTAAGGGGCAGATCACGCCGTTCCGCGCAACGCACGAAGGGCGTCTCAGCCTTCAGGTTCTCAACGAACTGCTTGTCATAAAACAAGACGGTAGATTGAGGCAAATTCCCGGTCACGTTAGACGCGGGATATCCGAGAGACATGGTGTGTGATTCCTAGACTGCAAGCGCGGATTACCCTATCTTGCCCTCTGCGATCAATTTGTCAACAGCCGCCTTGAATCCCAAGTCGGTTTTGTACCTGCGACGCGTCTCACTCATGGACATTCTATTGTATTCGTCGACGGTCAGCCCCACGGATGGTTCGGGCCTCGCTCCAGGCCTAACACTTGCCTGACGCGGAGATAGCCCTGTGGATGCAGACCCTGGTCGCAACCTGCCCACTTCCACGACTGGCGCGGCGGCGGGTGGTGTGACCTTCGATACTGGTGTTACGACGGGCGCTTCTGCGCTCGCCGGTGTTACGGCTGCGGCTACCAGTGCTGCTGGATCCGCGGCCGACGGTAAAGCGACTACAGGAGCGGGTAGCTCCCTTCGCTCAACCGGTGTTGAAACTCTAGTTGGAACTTCGCCCTTTTCTTTCAACATACCAAGGGCCTTGTTCAAATTGCGAACGGTGTAATCCCAATTACTTTCAGCAAGGATTACATCCATCTTGTCGCCGAGTTCTTTGCTGAACTCGACATCAGAATGCTGTTTCATAAACAACTTGGCAGTTGCGAGATAACTCGCCCTGTCAAGCTGTGCTTCACTGGTCACCACACGGGTGACAATTTCTTCGGCAGGGGCGCCGAATCGAATGCGGTCTCTCCTCTCGAGCGCCTTATTGACGCGTGAAGGATCACCGGATTTTAGATCTTCTGCAATTTCAAACTGCTCATCAGCCGTCAGAGCCCGAGGCTCCAACTTTTTACGAGGTGAAGCAATATCGGCCGGCTGTTCAAGAAGCAGTTGGTTGTTCTCTTCTTGCTGTTGACGAATTTTGGCAGTCGCATTCGCCTGCGCGTCCAAAATCTTCTGGCTCAATTCGTCTTTCGTCTTTGCGAACCAAACCTGTTCGCCCGATCCATCAATCGCTTCAACACGCGCTTCCCATCCGCCCTTCACCTTCGTGTAAGGTCCGGACTTCGTTCCTTCCTCTTCTTCAGTCGGTACAACTGGCGCCGGAGGCTCCGCGATTACTACCGCCGGTTCTGCCGCTGCGACGGGCGTCGGAGGGGCCGCGACAATCTGCTCTTCAACAACGGGTGGTGTGGCGCCAGAGGCGTCAACCACAACCGCGGGAGCAAGCAAGAAAGCTTCGAGAGCCGTCTTGTACTCCAGATTACTTCGCAAATTACGAACCCGATCCGACGGCAGATTGGCCCAATCGTATTTCACTTGCTCGTTCAAATCGGTGAATAGGGGCCAGCCGTTCGGATAACCGGGGGTATTTTCTGACTGCTTTGTATCTGCTGGGACTTTACCCAGCGTGATTAGTTCTTCAACGCTTTTCATAACACTATCTCCTGGTGGTGTCAATCCGACACAACACTGATTAGATGTTTGGTTCTTTCTCCGTTTTCGTAGCTTTTAATCCAGTTACAACTTGGCCTTGACCGCTGCCACGAGAGCCTTGACTTCCGCGACCACCGATCCTTCGACCTTGACGAGCTCTGCCTTGACGGCCGCAAGCTTGGCTGCGTTCTTCACGCGGCCGGCTGCGAAACCAAGGCCGAGAGCAACTACCAATGCGACGACTTCGTAAACCATGATATTCTCCTTATTCGGGTTTGAATTCCTTTTTGACTTGATCTTCCAGCGAAGTGCCTAAAAGATCTTTCTTCTGCTTGATAAACTCCACTTCACCAGAAAATTCTTCCATCTGCCGAGTACACTCATTCTGAATGCGCTCGAAAAATATTCGCGCGGATACGGCAAGAAGACCGGTACGCTCAAACTCTTCCTTATTTTTCCAGTTCTGAAAGTGAGATGTCTCAAGCTTTTCAATTTCGCCTTGCGACAGCTTCATCCAGACCTGATAGGCAGGAGTCCCGTACCAGTTTGCCAGCGTGACTTTTTCGGTAGACGAAAGTTTAAGGAATCGTGGATCCCTCATCGCAATCGGAACTTGTAACCCTTCGACCGGCCCTGTTTCGAATTCTTCGATTTCCATGAGATTCCTCCCGGAAGCTCGCTACTTCTTACAGCGTGACAAGGTCAACAGGTTTCGCTAGAGCAGCAACGAACGCCGAAATCTCGGCCGCATCTGCCCCGCTGACATCGATATTAGGAACCTTTGAATCAAGCACAAAACCCCATCCATCTTGAATAGGATCGTACATAATTCGTCCTACGCGCCGTCCACCACCGTTTGAGCCGGCACCTCCTTCAACTACGTCGTACCGAACCGGTGCGCCGATGCTTGTCAGCGTCCGGGGAATGAATGCAAATCGTGACATGTTATTTCTCCTTAAAAATTTTACTTATTACGCTGGCATGCCTTCGGCATTGCCACCAAATCCTGGGCCCCCGGGTTCTCCGGTTACTGCTTCTGGTTCTCCGGCTTTTTCGAGAGAGTGGCGGATAATATCCCCCGCCGCACGCTGTGTCCACGCCTGATCCTGTAACTGGGATTTTGCCTGGAACTTTTGATCGTTGTTGGCTTTCTGTGCTGCCATCTTGGCCGCTGCCGGATTGTTAGCAGCACGTTGCGCCTTCATCTCCGGAGTCAACGGACGAAAGATCGAATAATACTGCGAACTGCCATAACCACTGACGTCTGTCAGCATGTGGAGCAATTCGGAGAAGGCGATGTACTCGCCATTGATGTCTGCGATCTGACCTGCGAGGGCCGGGTTCGTGAAGTACTGCATGATCAGCGGCATGGACTGGGCCATCTGCTGACGGGCCGCCATGTGGCTGCCGGCGAGCACACTGAACCGCTTGATGCCATTCTTACTGCCCATGAAGTCACGGAAGCTGGCCTTGTAATCTTTTCCGAGTTGTTCGTTTAGAATTTCTTTGTACACCGAGGCCGGAAGGAACATACGATTCAAATCGTAGATCTTCCACAGCCACGGCTGGAACACCTGGCGGTTGAAGTCTTCAACCAATCCGCCGATACGATCTACGGCCGCTTGCATCATGCCGCCTGCGCCTGTAGCTGTACGCCCCATCGAAGAGCCTCGACCGCTAGGTTTAGACGCGCCCATGGTAAGCATTTCATTGGCGCCGGAAGTCGATTCGGTACGCGCTTCGGAAGCTGCGACCACCTGGAATAACTCTTGCTGAATCTTTGGAAGGTCCAGCGGATGAAGCGCTTTCGTTGCGTCTCCGTCAACGTCGATGAAGCCGCCCAGGCGAGCCCGGACTTGCTGCGTGTTAATATTGGCGCCGCGCGAACGGACTATCGGTTGATTGGCTGACAGAGTGCCGATATCGGCAACCGCATTGATGAACCCTTGCTGCAGCCGCTGCTCGCCGCCGAGCGCGGTCCCGAGGCCGATGCCCCAGAAACAATCTTGAATCATCCACCAGTTCACAGAATAGAACGGTATGCAACCAAACATATTTGGCTCATTACGAATGACGCGCTGACCGGCCAGGACTGTGATAATCTTGTCGCGGTCCCAACGTTCTTGAATAAGCAAAGGTTCGTTGAGAGGATCGTCGGTCGTCTTCGCAAACAAAGGAGCCGCGTGCTGCACAAACTGTGTATTATTCTGGCCCGAAGTCATATTCTGACCGGCGATTGCCTGACTTTGGTCGGCTGCCGCGGGCGTCTCGAACCAAGATCTAATCGTCGATTCGTCTGGCAAATTGTAGCGATAAATCGGTTCGTTCTTTTCGTTGTAGTAAACTTCGTCCTTCCACTTAATTATGTCACGATACGTGACCGGAAATTCATGAATGACGAACTTGGCTTCACGAATATCGGGAACGCGCGTACCCGGGTCCACCAGGACCGTGCGGATGTCACAATTCTCGAAATACGGATGCGATACCAGCCGCTCCGTTCTGACCATACGAAACTTGTCTTGGTCGGGCGTCGGTAATTCCTCAATGTTTCCGTCTGCGCCTGTAGTTGTGAGAGATTCATGAACCGGTTGGAAATCCCAATCGGTTTCGTAACGATCTTTCCAACCCCACTTCCAAATACCGGTGCCATTGAGCAAACAGGAGAAAAGCCCATACTTTACTTCCTGCTTGAAATTCATTTGATCCAACTGATATGCCGTCAGTTCTTGAATAGCACGCGCCATATTAGCTGAAATGCTAGAACGAGATTCAAGTTTGAACGGAGGTTCTTCATAGAACATTCCGCCTACAAGTTTCGAATTGATAGCATTGACGTGCGTCGCAACCGTAAATTTGGCGATGTTCGCCTTGGGCATCGAGGTGCCTTCCCAAACGCGAAGCGTCGGGGGCGATTGGTACAACAGGTCGATTTCTATCCACCGAATATTGAAATAACGGCTTTCAATCCACGCGCGGGTAAATTTCGAGTCCAGAGTAACCAGTTTTAGCGCAACATCATCACTTACTTCCTCAGGACTGAAAACTTCCTTGAAGTTCAGCAGCCCCGAGCTCGACGTACCGGGGAGAGGTAGAACTGGTGCCATTGTGTTTCCTCTATCGTTTGAATCCTATCGGGGTGTATGGGTCGTAGAGCTCTTCACCGGCTGTGTCGCCGGTGCCGGGTTCTGGAACAATAGGTAACTCATTCGTTCCTGGAGCATAATCACCCTGCCCAAATATCAGGTCATAAAAATCTTTCTCGCGGAGAATGCGATCGAATTCCTTCTGACGGTCTCTGCCGCCAGGGCCACCGGGCTCCGTGGTTCCGGTCGGAATGATTCGATGAATGTGACTGATCGTATCCGGAATGTCGTCATGAAGCGAAGTCCCGAAATCTTTAAACTCTTTGTAGAGATCTTCAAGACACGAAATCGTGTTCAAAAAGAATAACTGTCCCCCGTAAAGAAGCGGTTGTAGGGCACCTACACGGGACGCTTTAGCGTTCGGAGAACGATCAACCTTGAAGAAGTCCAACGGGATGTACTCAGTTCCTGCCTCTAAGGCGTACTGACGAATTGAGCGCTCCAAAAACTGGGCCCCGTTCGAGTTCTCGATCAGAACCAGACGCGGGTGATATTTCTGAAATGACGAAGCAATTTCTTTCGCCAGATCATTGTCAAGATAATGGTCTCTAAAAATTTCCACTACATACACACGATTTTCTATGTCAAGGCCAACCACGGCACCGACTGAATAATCGTTCTTCTGGTTTACTGCGTACGCAAAATCCCAAATGATATAGTACTGAAGTTGATGCGGAATGGCGTTCAACCCAACCGTCCGCTGGAGCATAAGATCCACCGTGAACTTGATCTTACGGGTGCCCGCCGTACTCAACATGTACTGCGAGAGATAGACCGCTATGTCTTTCTTCTTCTTCCTGTCGAGAAACTTGTGATCCAACTTCACGCGACCGGTCTTGTCTTTTTCAAACAACAACTCATAATCGGCTGGCGTGCAATCACGCTCATCCTTGTGAATCATCTCGGGCCGCAACCAGCGAGCCGGAGTAATCAAAACCTTCAAATCGCCCGGATGCAAAACGCTTTCGACTGTATGAGCATACAAATCACCAGGAGCATACGGCGTTCCCAGAAGGTCTTTGTATCCGCCTGGGTCAACCAGCGACTCGGCATAATTGATCTTCCGAATCACCTTGACTACGAGCATCGAAGTATCGGTGTTCTTGTCGTTAACGACGTCGTCGCCCTTCATCAAATCGCAGTGCCAACCCGGCAAGTTCGATAGAATCGATGATGCCCAAGCCGATGGATCCCTTTTCTTTTCGTCGCCTACTGTTCGGCAAGGACAAATGAATTCGTCCTCGATGCCTTCATTCTTGCGAGTGAGATTCCACTCTGGAAATAATTTCTGAAAAATCGTGCCATCCGCATTATCGGGAACCAGAAAATAGTTCTTAAGTTCCCCAATGAACGCGACCGCCAAACCAGACTCGGCCGTAAGAATCAAAATACGAATGTTTGGAAGATTGATAAACCACTGCACGCAATCAACCACGTTAATCGTAGACTTGAAACTTCCGCGAGGATACAGCAAAAGACGTTCTTTCGTCTCATCCTGCTCTTCGATCTTCTTCGACGGATCCTTCTGCACGAAAAAATTACAGACAGGCGCGTGCGTTAGGAATGTGAAGTCTTTGTTGAAAATCTCACGGCCCAGAAACAACAAATTCGTCCGGCACATGAATCTCAAGAAATCCGTCGTTGACGTCGAGCTTGGACACTTTTTCTGATCTACCCACAAATCTTTGCCGCTCGAATCTTTTCCTTTGTGCTTAAGGCCTAAAATTTCCAATCGCCGAATCGAAGAATCAATGTTCTCATTAGAACCTGCTTCACCATATGCAGCCATCACCATATCAAACGTGATGTAATTCTTCGCGCGTATAACTAATTCGTCAAACGTTTTCGGAGCGGGGCCCGCAAGATCACGATCTGCCACTTTCCAGAAATGCTTGATAGACAATTGGTCGCCGGCTTTTGCAGCTTCGGCTTTACCCTCGTTAAGTAAATAATCAATAGTCCAAATTGGTTCCGACATATTCGCGACCTCGGAAGGGCCCAATCCGAGCCGTTTCACGGTACATCAATTTCGTTTATAACGCGGCCGGTTCCGGGGATGCTCCACCCTGACCACCACCTGCTCCACCCTCGGCTGGCTCTTCGCCTTGTGAACCGAGCATATCCGTAATGTTCTTGCCTAGGGCTGCGTGATCGCCGAGCGCGAAGTTATGCGTCTCGCTCGAACCATCATCAAACACATGATGAAGCGCGTGACCACCCTTGTGGGTGTATCCGTGGAATCCAACATGCTTTTTGCCAGCCGGTTTCTTTTCGCCTTTGTGCTTGCCCTCGGCCTTCTCTTCTTTCTTGGTTTCGTGCTTCTCTTCTTCCTTGGGCTCCGCTTCCTCTTCTTCAACTGCCGCGGACATAACGCCCTTGGCTTTCTTTCCTAGATGTTCCATGGCTAGTTTCTCCGCTTTGTTTTTGTCTTTTGGAAGAACGGTTTCGCCCTTCTCTAAATCCTTCACTCCACTTTCCTTGACTTTTCCGCCATCGTGCATTTTCTGTGGAGCCAGCAAGTCCTTGACTCCTTCCATTTGCCTGTTACGCTCTTCAACACCATGCACGGATCCTTCAAGATCAACACCTTCGGGACCAAGCAGACCTTTGCTTCCCGCAGGCTTAGAATCTTCCTTCGGCGCTGCAACGCCGGGAGCTGCTGGAACAGGCGGCCGTCTGCCTGACACTTTAGAATTCCATGCAGTATCCAAAGCTTTCTTGGCATCCGCAACTTTCTTACTTACTCCGCCGTCATCTTTTGCTGTATTTTGTGGCATGATCGTTTCCTCACCGCGGCGTTGCCGTGTGTCTCATTCGTTGTACGGGCGCCGCTGGCGCCTTGGTCTTCGGATGCTTTTTACGCTTCGGGAGACTTGAATAATCTGTTGCTTGTTCCCACTCTTTTACTTTCTCTGGACCGCCGAGTGCTTCGGTTCCTTTCTTGGTGTGAGCCCAGGCGTTTTGTGCTTTGCTTTCAAATGACATGATTACACCTTTGTAGGATCGATCGACGGCGTTACTGGATTGCTGCTGAACGACTGCACAGCCGTTGCAACCCGGTTTGCCGCGTACGGAGAGATTGCAAAGGCGCTGGCACCCGCCAAATCAGGAAGCGCGTGCGAATGAAACACAATGTGCCCGACATATATCAAAATTGCAATCAACGTTCCTGTCGAGGCACAGCGACCCCACGATAGAGTTCCACCGTTAGGCTCGCTGTGAATTTCACGAACCATTTTCTTAAAACCTTGGAGGGTCATAAAATATACTCCAACTAAAAATCTTCAAATCGTCGAGGAATGATATAACAAAAGAAAAAGGGCGAATGGAGGAATTCGCCCTTCGTTGTTCGCAAACAGCGAACGGGGTAGTTACTTTGTGGGGGCCGAATAGTCGTTCGCGTGGAAACCACTGCCGACTAAGATCGGAGACCCGGGACGAGACAGAACTTTTTCAACTCTGCGAACACGCCCGCAATTGGGACAGGGCTGCTTGGATCGTTCACTTTGCTCAAACGAAATCATCAACTCAAACTTCTTCGTACAAACTGGACACAAAAACTCGTAAACCGGCATCGGGGCCTCTCCAGGTGCTACTCAGATTCTTTGGGGCGGTGCCACGGCGCTTTATTGTTGAAGGCTTCAACTAATTCTGCGACGGTGGGCATAAAATCCTCTTTACCTTCGTCGGGCCACAGGTTGGACAGGTCCAGCCGTGAAGCCCATGGACGAATTTCTTCTCGGCCATCTCGACTTTCGGCTTATGAACCGAACTTCCACACTTAACACAAGCATATTGATAGCGCACTCTATCCCTCCACAAAACCAACAACTTACGGCGTGGCCCGATTTCTAACCTATAACTACCTTTGTTTTCAACAACTTACTACGGCAAATCCGGATACCGAACGTAAGCCCGTTTCCGCCACCCATCGTGAAACTTGACATCTTGTGGCTTTCGGGCCTCGATCGCCAGATATCGGGCCTCCTGGGCGTCCCGGAGACGCTCCGCGAGCCCTTCTGCGTCTTGTTCTGAGACGGCAGTCAAAGTCGCAGGACCGACCAGGCCGTCCGCCAGTATGTGCAGAACACCCTGTAGGAGCTTCACAGCCGTCTCTACCCCGTCGTTGACAGCAAAGGACATAAGAGTGGCCGCAAGCTCGTCTGAGGCGATCTGTGTGCCGTGGATGGGGGTCCAGTACCGATCGTAGTAGACCTGTTTGGCCATCTCGAGAGCGACCTCGTTACTGGCCCTCACCGTCGGAGGGTCGTCAACCCAATAGCACTTGGGAAGTACGCTGCCCTCGTCCCGGGTCGTAAGTCCGAACCGCGTAAGGCCGGCGCCGTCGCCCAAGTCCTCCGTCTTTCCTGCAAGCGTCCGATCTTCGAGCCGGAGCACCCACTCAATAATACTTCCAAAATTTGCCATGTTACTTGTCTCCCTTTTCTTTTGCCCTGTCCTCGAGATCTTTCTTGAACCGCTCAAACGGTGCCGAGTCCTTTTTGGAACGGTCAAAGCCGGATGGAGACGGATCAAGAATGCATTTGTGTCCGGCGTACCAGCGAAAGCCGCAACGCGCGCAATAACCCGGGTGACTGGCACTTTCTAACGGGATCCACGCCGTCGGACTGTCTGGTTCTATCCAAGCTGCTTTTGGCTTCTGCACTGGTTGTGATCCCGAAGTATTGCTTATTGTTACCGGTACTGCTACAGCCTTCTCAGGTATGACCATGGCGTCCTTGACGATATCCAGCGTAAGCCCCTCGTGTTCAGGAATTTTGTCAGCCACGATCATATCGCCATCGACTGCTTGACTTGTCGCGAACGCACGTGTCAATTTGCTTACAAGGAACCGCTCCAGAGTACGACGAAGTTCTCGCGCCCCGAACTCTCTACTCGTTCCTTCTGTGATTATAAAATCTTTTGCACGATCGGATAGATCGACGGAAATGTACTTGTGTGATTTCAGAATCCGATCCTGAATACGCTTCAACTCGATCTCAAGAATCTTTCGAAGTACTTCATCCGTCAAAGGCTGAAACACAATCATGCGATCAATCCGATTGAAAAATTCCATGGAGAAAAACTTCTTCACCGCATCCTTCGCGGCATGGTAGATTTCATCTTCGGTCGACTTTTGGCTTTCTTTCTTGGACACAAATCCCATTTCCTTCGTATCACTCAAAATCTTTTTCATGTCGGACGATCCAAGATTGGACGTCATCACGATAACGCAATTATGCATATCGATCGCTTCATTCGTCCCAGTGGTCAAAGTCGCGCGATCCATGATTCCCAGAAGAATCTGGTGCATTGAATTGTGAGCCTTCTCAATTTCGTCAAAAAGAATGATTGTGTACTTCGGACTTTTTCCATCAGCCCATTTTGCTTCAATGGCTTTCTTTGTGATCTTTGGCTCTGTTTCTCTGTGCCCGATATATCCCGGTGGCGAGCCGATCAACTTGGCAATCTCGTGAGAGGCCTGGTATTCCGCACAATCCATCTTAATAAGCGTGACGCCCATCAATTCGGCAAAAACTTCCGTCGCGTGTGTCTTTCCCGATCCTGTGGGACCAACGAACAAGAACACCCCGAGCGGACGATCAGCCGCAGCCATTCCAGCCATGTACGTCTCGTGGACGCGAACGAAATGCTTGATCGCCCTATCCTGACCGGCGACTTTAGCTTTCAGCCCCTCTTCCAGTTTTGCAACTTCCTCGGGGACTTTGGATTCGTCCATCTTTACGACTTCCGGCTTGTCCTTCGTGAATAGGCCCATGACTCCCTTTTCTATCGGTGGATTGTAACAAACTGCTTCAAATCCCGAATCCAAACATACGCGCCAGGGTGCGAACGCCAAAAGGGGTTCGCGGATGTATGGGCTCTTTGCCCCTCCGCTTCCTTGACCAGATTGAACGTCCCGCAACTCTCCACGTCAAACTCCCGATGACGCCGACCACACTTGGCACACTTGATCATCTTGCCGATCTCGGGGTGCCGGCCAAAGAATGAGCGCAACTTAAATTCTTTCTTGAAACTCTCAGTGGCTACAAACATCTTAAGAGTTTCGCTGGCTTTGTTCGCGATTTTCTCAACCTGTTGTTCAGTCAACAATTCGTCGCTCATCGTTCCTCTCTATTGATTCCACCAAGTGTCCGGTTGTTTTCTGTAAACTGCAAAACCGGAATTCCCCAATCGGCGTCTTCCTGTTTTCTAAAATCGGCTGCCGATACATTTACAAACAGGTAAGCAAGTTCGTCATAATTCAACTTACCATACTCCTCAATGCGCGATTTTTCTTCCTGATAACCGTCCACATACGCGCGCTCAATATGAACATCATCAATCGTAGCAGCCCGAGGAGTTTGGTTCATACGTCCAGTAAGGCAAATCTTTCCGCCGTCATGATAAGGCTTCGGACGATCATACCCAATTACCCATTCTGCCCCACCCAGCTTAACCAGTTCATTTGCTCTCGCGATGCTTACAATTTTCCGGCAGGC